GTCGCAATAATCGCCGCAGTTTGTGCAATGCGGTTCATAATCTTACTGTTTTCGATCACATCTTGGCATGTTGAGCGTCCCCAAAAGTCATTTTCTTCCTCTTCATCGTACATAATCGCAAATGGATACTCTGAAGGCTTCACATCTTCAATCCGTAACAGGAAGAAATCGGAATTTCGTAGGTAATAACTAACATCGACCTGCCATTTTCCATCTTTATTCTTGTATCGCTCCCAATGTGTATGCACCGTAACCAGTTCATCGCCTTTTACATTGGTTAATGATGTGTTTAACTTCGTATTTTCACGACGATAGAAGTCACCTGAAGCATCTGAATCAAAATCCAAGTCGGCAGATGTAATATCATTCAACTTTTTACCTGCATATTTTTGGTAAGCAGGGGTATTTTTCACTTCTTGTAGTGGTACAACTTCCGTAATCTCCACATATTTACATTCATCTAAAGAATATGCGTTTGGATCAGGGAAGAAATTACCGTTTGGAATCCGTTTTACACAGATTTTGCCAACATACAGGTGGTTGTCAGGGTCTTCTTCACCGTAATATTTCCCACCTACATAGGTGTCATCGTTATATACATAGGCAATTGCAGTTCCTTGTAATAACGCACGATCAATACACCGACGAATGGTACGGTCTACTTTCTCCATATGCCACACATGCTCATATGCTTTTTGTAAATTGCGCACCGTTTCCACATCGGCAGGGTGTTCACTATAAAAATGCGCTGATGGAATTGCAGATGCTAGGTTCGCACGTTTTAATGTGCGAAAGTACCTAATGAAATTGGTGACGGGCTTTGGAACCCACGGTGGAATTGCCGCACCTTCCCATTGTTGCCCACGATCAAATTGATCCAACACTGTCCATGTTTCGTGTTTATGCGTCACCGCATTTTCTGCATTAATAAACCGTTGGTAATACTTTTGAATCTGTTTTTGAACTTCGTAATCCTTACTTAATTTACGTTCTTCCACTATTCCGCACCTCCTACAAATTGTTTATACCAGTTGAAACTCTCTTGATCGAGTGGTGGTAGTGTATCTGTTGCTGGTGCTTCTTCTTCTTCCTCTTGTTCCTTTTGCTCAATTACCGCTTTAATGTTCGAAAGTCCTACAATACCTATCGAAACTGCAACGTATTTACATTCTTCCTGATTACATAGTGCCGCTTCTACGCTGTTAAAGTCTTCTTTCGTTAACTCAAATGTCATGTACGTTCCATCATCATAGAAAAATACATAGTTCCTTTTCTTTTTCGGTGTTGCCATTCGCTTGTCCTCCCTATGTTGCGCTTATTTATCCCTATGTTGCGTCAAATGTAGCTTAAAAAATCCCCTTTTGTCCCTGTTTCGTCTTCATCTTCATCCATTATATACCGCTTTGGTGGGTTATAGCTACTTGTTTTTAGATTATTTGGATCGTCAGGCAAACGCATTAACATATACCGAAGTGCATCTGCCGCATGGTCATTTGCTTTAATCGGCTTTTCTTTTAAGTTGCTATCCTGTTGTTCCGTTGTCAGTTCAGGAAATTTATAATTCTGCAACTCTCGAATCAAGTTCGGGCAAGTGTCGTGAATCTTTAATCTTCCAAGTTCGATATAACTGTTTACTTTTAATATTCCCGCTTCGATGTGGTTGTTTGCTGGTTGGAAATATAAACCATACTCTTGATATAACGCTTGAACCGATTTCCCGTTAATCGGGTCTGTTTTGTTTTTAGCTGATGGGTCAATCACCATAAATCGAGTGTTTCCAAGTGTTGCTTTTGCATCATCTAAAAACTGCTTGATGTTTCTAGCGTGTTCAGGAACTAACGTATTTGGCTTGTAGTATTCCTTAAAAATATGAATTTGTCCTGTTTGTGGATCGATGGCACCTACAAGACAAGCGGTTGGGTTTCGAAGCCCATGATCTAAAGCAACAATACGTTCCCAATTGTCGTTTACCTTCTGTGTCGGAATGATCGAATCCCCAATATTTGGATACACCATTCCTTCCGCATGCTCAAAGCTCCCATCCACATAACGCTTTACCCACCATTTCGGTTTTCCACTGGAAATATTATCAATAAAATCTTTTGGTAGGTAAGGGTTCTGTGTTGATTTCCAAATATAGGTTGTAATTTGCGGGTTGTACCTGTCGTGTTCAGGGTGTTGTGTGTTTGCTCGTTTGATGTTTTCGTAAAAAACGTCACGAATCCAACCTAAGTCAGGGTTGGAGCAAACTAAAACAAGTTTATCTGACGTTTGTTGATCCCGCATCCTTGTTAAAATTTGGTCGTAGATTGATCTGCTAATCCCCGATGCTTCTTCAATGTGAACAAGCCCTGCGTTTAGTGACCGTAGTTTTTCTTCATCGTCTGACGGTATGAGGTAGAATGTGAATCCATTATCTAAAGTGAGTTCACCTTCTGCTTTGTTGTAACTTCTGATAAGCGATTGTGGCACAATCTCATTTAAAAACGTTTTAATCGTTGTCCGTTTTAACTGAAGTAATGTCGGGGCTGTTAAAAGTCCTGTTCCCCCTGCGTTGTTTAAGGCTCTTAGAAAAATCTCTTGAAGCGTTGCTCGGCTTTTGGCTGAACCGTATCCTCCGAAAACGCCGATAATTTGGGTTTTTAATGTTCCGTCTTCGTTTCGTTTTTGCAGTGTTTGATGAAATTCGATTTGATGCTCTAGTGGTTCGTATGTTAAATGAATGTTGCCACAGCCCCTGCATTCTAAATAGGTCGGTGTGTTTTTATGTGCTTCTGTTATCGGTGTGGTTAGTGCTGTGATGTTACACTTCGGGCATGTTCTCGTTCCCATCTTTTTCCTCCTCTTGGTCTTGTGGCCTAGGGATGTAATGTGTGACGTATTGCTTGTTGTTGTTTTGGTTGAGGATGCCGCTAATTTGGTTTAGCTCTTTAATCGCTTGGACGTTTCCTCGTGATGCTTCTTTTGATAAAGCGGCTAATGCTCTGCGATGTGCAAATTCGATATCTTCATTTGTTCTTCGATGGATGAACTGCCGAATGTCCTCATTTGTGTTAATGAACTCATACCAAATATCTGAAGGAATCGATGTTTTGTGCTGTAAGTCTTGTGGGGTTAGTGTATGAAAGTCAGGCAATTCATTGGCAATTTTTAACAGTTTTTGAGTGGCTATGTCTTTGAGATTCATGTCTTCACGCTCCTTTGTCTACAGCATAGCATATTTATGAGAAGAGGAAAGAGGGGGGTTGCAGGCTTCGCTTGGAAAATTTGCAATTTATACTCGCATATACAGGTACCGTTTTTGAGCCTACCCCCATAGGCAAATGATGTAGACACTTAATAGGGTTTAAGTGTTGACAGTGTATGCAATAAATGATATATTAAGAGTGTAAGAAATGGTTAGCGGTATTCACTAGGTGGTCGGAGCTAGTGGTATCTATGGTAGAACAAACGGTTCTTTCTCAATTGAATAAGCTAGCGACTGGCAACCGCTGGCAGGTAGGGGGTTCACTACCTAAGCAAGTAAGGGGACGACAGGAAGACGGCGTGAGACTCGCGGTCACCGAATCACGGCAAGTGTCAAATAGTAACCTAACGGTGAAGGGGCACGGCTACGGAGTGATAGGGTATACAAAGGATACCTAAAGATATGATTCTATGTTTCTTGTAGAATCTAAGGGTAGGGAAAGTATGTATATTACGGGAAGTCAATTTTACACAAATTGACAGTTTTTACTGTACTGAACAGTATATATTAGAACAGCTAATAAAATTGCAAGTTTTCTAAACAGTGGACACTGTCTACTGTTTAACAGGCGTTTGCAATTGCCTAAAAAACTCAATGGAGGATTGATTATCTATGAAATTAAACAAAGTTTTTTCGATCGGTCTAAAACGTATTATGTACATTGATCAATTGTATACCAAAGTGATGGAAAATTACGGCGTAAATCCCAAAGGTTTCAATATATCAGACCTTCGGGAATTGCAACGAGTGGCAATTAAAAAATCTTGCCTCGATGCTATTCTATCGCTCAATGTAACAATCGATTATCTATACGCTCACGTTACATTTGATAATAAGTCGTCTCAATTACAGTATGAATACGTTCATAAAAAATACAATGAGCTAAGATGCGAGTATGTACATCTATTGAATGAATTTAACCGGATAGAATCAAGCGTGTAATGTTCCACATGAAACAATTTACAGATTGTCAACAAATTATGATATACATTGCATACACCGTCTTCATTGTGTCATTGTAACTTTATACATTGGTGGTAGTGATTTTTGTAGACGGTTTTTCGCTCCCTTTTTTTACCAGTTGAAAAAACGAAAAAAAAACTCTCTTCAAACCTAACATGACTTGTATACTGAATCCATCTTTACCATATATTACAATTTTATTTACCAGTATATGTAAAATAAATTGTAAAATATGGAAAAAAAAATTTTTGCTAAGATGCACTTTTACAACCGAAAAAAAAGTGCCCGTTTACAAATTAGATTCTACTCTAACTTGAAGACACTTAATCAAATATGGAAATAATTTCAATATTTAATTCCATATTATTACAGAAACAGGCGTATACATGCCGTATACACGATGTATACATTGCATACAATCTTGCCCATGTGGTATACTTATCTTACAGCAAGTCGAATACATTGAAGAAAAGGAGACGATATAACATGACTACAGCTCAAATGATCCGCTTATCAGAAGGCAATTCAAAACTCCGTAACACGCTGATTTTCAATACACCTGCACAGCTAACCTGTATAATGATGTCAACGTTATGCAAGAAGGAATGCTATGCAATGAAGGCGCAAATTCAATATCCGTCCGCAAGAAAGCGTCGACTACTTCACTTCGAAGCATCACAGAAAGATAACTTTGTAGATGAGATGAACAAGGAGATTGAATCGAAGCGCAAACGCCGTACACGATCAAAAGAAAGAAAGTTTGTTTACTTTCGAATCCATGAATCAGGCGACTTTTATTCACAGGATTATCTAGATAAGTGGGTAGAGATCATCAAGCAAAACAGCGATTTCAAGTTTCTAATTTATACCAAAAGTTGGCATTTGAATTGGGAGAAAGCAAAGGAGCTAGACAACTTATCCCTTAGGTTTTCGAACGACGTTACAACTAAACCTTTCCATCTAAAGAAAGCGTTAGAAAAAGGGTTACCGATTGCAACGATTCGCAAAGAAGGTGAACGGACTCAAGGGATTAATTGCCAACCTAATTGGAAGTGCGATGAATGCCGCTTGTGCTGGGATA